TACAGACAAAGCAAACTTGATCACGCTATACGCTAGCGACACCACCGGAGCCTATCAAGTAATGACAGGTAAGAAACCCACCACGCATTTTCTCAAGGTGGAAGTAGATAGGGACACCGCAGAAGTTAAAGACCTCAATGCCGCAACCATTGAGACAGAGAACTACGGCGGAGTCTGGGGCCATGGCTTCCACCGCACCAACGTGATGAACCAGTTTAAAGATAGAGACTTAGATGCACAGCTGGTAAACTACGGAATGGCATCGGCCCCGTTCTCTAACACTTACACTGCCGAAGTAATGGCGCTCACTGGAACTCCGGAGTTTCGCAAGAGCTTATTTACTGAACTGGTCTGGCGTGTTCGCACCTTGGTGGATTCCGGAATCGGTAATCATTCCGCTGGTTTTAAAGGCGCAGCGCAGGATATCCCAACTTATCGCGGGAATAACATATTTGTTTCTAGCGTGGTGATCGGTAGGACTTTCGGACTAGACACCATCCAGATGCGCCAAGGAATTCTTGGCCGTTTCAATCACCGCGTAGGACGGGCGAACGGAAACCGGCAGCCTTGGGTTGGATTGTCAGGCGAAGGTGACACGCTTCAGGCTGAAAAGGTGGCAGCTTGGCAAGCACACAATGCCCGGCCCGATGTCCTCAATAAGTTTGAGATCAGCAACGAGTCAGTCATTGCGCTGGCCAATGCAGTCCATCGTAGAATTGAAGCCCAGCCTATCCGGACACTGGATACTTACGCGATCTACGCCCGGACCTAGAACGGCCGCGGAACTTGGCCCGGACTGGCACAATCGCTGGTCCGGGTTTTTTTGCCTTAAAAAAATTTTGCCTGCGGCGCGAAGGAAGCTCGCGCGGCTCGCTAAGAAGTTATATAAGGAAGTTGAAAGGAAGCTCGCGCGGCTCGCTAAGAAGTCACACAAGAGCTACCGCCTGTCTACGCTACCGCACGTAGACGCACCCCCCGGGTCACCGAGTTTTGTGTGTAACATATTATATATATAGGGACCCCCATAAGCGGAGCAAATTTTACCAAAATTGAAAAAAACAAAAGTCGGGGGTACACTCTGAAACTAGGCGGGGGTATTTTTAAAATAACAAAAAGAATAGTTCTTTTCCCTACTCCTAATAACACATAATATTATTCTTCTTATTATTCTTTTACTATTACATAATAACACATAAGAGTTCTCTTGGAGTGCTGAAGCTAGGGTAACACGTAAACAAAGACCTTGCAAGGCCCTTTCTTATAAACTATAATAAAAATATTCTAGAGAGGTGTCTCTCTTACACTGGCGCAGCAAGGCTTAGTCTATGCTACCTTACTTCAAAGAACTGACAGAGGCAGAAGTGCAACCGTTCTATCCTAAGACTGTCTACTCTACAATCCTCAGTCCGGAGACAGAATGGGTAAAATACTTTAACTTCACAGCGTGTTCCATAGACCCAGAGAAGCACCTCCTTACAGATTCTTTTTATTCTTGGCTATACCAGAGGCACAGGTACAAAGCGGGGGTACTGTGCATGGAAAGTAAAACAGTCTATAACTGGCACCGTGACTCCAGCAGGGGAACCTGTATAAACACTGTCTTACCTCCTCTGTCTGGGAGTGCTCCCTCCGCCTCCTCCGCCACATACTTCAGGAACTCCAGAGACACTGAAGCAATAAACCATCAGGTCATAGAGGTACCCTACCGGCCCGGAATAAGGTTTATATTCAACAACCAAGAAGATCATATGGTTGTAAACCACCTAGGTATCAGGTTAGTATTAACACTAGAGTTTGACGAACCCAAAGAAGTTTTATCTTTTAATACCTTACTAAATGAAATAGAACAAGAGTTTCTACAACCAAGAGCATATCAGTAAAGCAAGGGAGAAGTCACCAGTGAGTGAAACAGAAGAAGTACTATCTGGAAAGGAACCCAGACCCAAGGCAAGGTCAGAGGCCTACGACCTTACCAAGACACAGACCAGATTTGCAGAACTATTTATAGAAACCAATGACCCCATACACTCACTGGTAGAGGCAGGGTACGCCCCTGTGAAGACCAAGGACGGGAGACTGGACCGTACCAGAACAGGGCGCAGAGCACAACAGTACCTTGCCAATCCCAAGCTCAGAGCCTACATAGAAATCCTCAGAGAGGACGTTGTAGAGAAGGTATCTTGGAACGCACAGAAGGTGCTAGACAAAATGTACCAGACCTATATGAGGGCCACAGAGGCAGAGGACTATACCAATGCCAACCGTTCTCTGGAGAACATGGGCAAGCACCTTGGCATGTTCATTGACAAGAAAGAGATCAAGCAGAACACCACCACCACCTTCCAAGGAACAGACGAGACCTTTACCCCGGACGTAGACGGTGACATACAGAGGCTGGCCAACATCTCAGGGTACTCTGTGATCAAGGGAGGGAAGGAGTGAGCACTTCTCAAGAAGTTCTTCCACCGCAAGAACACTTGTTAAAACTCAGAGAGACCCTCTACCTACAGGCCATAGAAGCTGCAAAGCTAGACTTCTTCTCTTTCACCAAGTTCATTGCTCCTTCTCTGGTCCCTGATTTTAAAATAGGAAAACACATAGAAGTAATCTGTCAGAAGCTACAGCGGGTGGTCACCTCCCCTGACCCACAGAGGCTCATGGTGTTCCTCCCCCCGCGCTCCTCCAAGAGCCTGATCTGTTCTCAACTGTTTCCCTCTTGGTACATAGGAAACTTCCCCTCTCACGAAATAATGAGCATCTCTCACTCTGACCAGCTGGCCTCAGACTTTGGCAGAACTGTCAGAGATATCCTAAAGATGCCCCTCTACCAAGAGATATTCCCCGCTGCCACGCTCAGAGAAGACGTAAGAGCAGCTGGTAAGTGGAAGACCAAACAGAACGGTATCTACTACGCAGCGGGGGTACGCTCACAGATAGCAGGGCGCGGAGCACATATTGCACTGATAGACGATGCCATGTCAGAGGAAGACGCCTTCTCAGAGGCAGGGCGCAGGTACATCAAGGAATGGTACCCCTCTGGTCTCAGAACACGCCTGATGCCCAACGGCTCTGTCATCATCATCAACACCCGGTACCACGAAGATGATCTCTGTGGCTGGCTCCTCAACAATGAGACAGAGGACACAATCCCGTGGGATGTTATCTCTATCCCAGCGTGGCTAGACGAGGACTCAGCAGACCTGCTAAACCTGCCAGAGGGTTCCTCCTACTTCCCGGAGTGGAAACCTGACGAACTCCTCCGACTAGACGAGGCAGAGATCAGGGCCAACAACGGGGGCAAGTACTGGCAAGCCCTGTATATGCAGAACCCCACACCTGACGAGGGGTCTGCCATCAAGGCCCACTGGTTCCAGAACTGGGAACTGGAAGACCCACCAGAGTGTGACCTTATCATTCAAACCTATGACACTGCCTTCTCCACCCGGAGCACCGCTGACTACTCTGTGATCCAGACATGGGGCATCTTTGAGTACCTCACCACTGACCTAGCCGGGAGAGAGTACATGGCCCCTAACATAATCCTACTGGGAAATGTCAGAGAGAGGCTAGAATACCCAGAGCTAAGAAGAACAGCGCAAGACCTCTACGACTCCTACCAACCTGACATTTGTATCATAGAAAAGAAAGCCTCTGGGCAGAGCCTGATACAAGATATGCGTAGGGCAGGTCTCCCTGTGTTGGATTACCTCCCAGACCGTGATAAAGTAGCAAGGGTACACGCAATTACGCCTATACTAGAATCTGAAAGAGTCTGGCTCCCCCGAGGGAAGGACTGGGCCGAGGACCTATTTGCAGAGGCCATACAGTTTCCCTATGCCAGACACGATGACCAAGTAGACGCCATGGCAATGGCCATACACTACCTGAAGGAATCTTGGCACCTTACGCACCCTGATGATCCCTCCTACGAGGAAGACGAAAATAAACCCAAGAAGAGAACCTACTGGAACTGGAACTAGGAGAATAAAGTGGCCGAGAAAGGTGGACTAGCTTCACTCCCAAATCAAGAAGAATCTTTAAGCTTGGTAGAGAAGCAGGAACTTCTTGCTGAACGCATCAGAAGAGAAGGTGAAACATCTTTAGCCCCTGTTATTGCTAAAGACATAGGAAGGACCATACAAGAAGTACACGACAATATGTCTCCTCTTGATAAAGCTGCTCTTTACACTGCTCCTGTTCCCTTACTAGGAGATGTAGTAGGAGGAGTAGCAGATGCAACTGCTCTTATTGAAGACCCTAGTCTAGTCAACGCTGGTCTGATGGCAGCGGGTCTTATACCTTTTGTTCCTTCAGGGGGAGTCACCAGAACTGCACAAAAAGTTATGGCCAATGTTCAAAATGAAATACCGGGTTTTTATGCAGCTACTAATCCTGCAGCACAAGCAGCAACTGTTGCAAAGACAATACCACAAGATATAATCAACATAGGAAAGGCACGTTATGATCCTTCAAGTAGGGCGTTACAAGATGAGTTTAATATTTCTGTGGCAGATCAGAGGGCAGCTGATAAAGCAATTAAGGTATCCGAGGAGGTTACTCCTAAAATTGATGCCCTAGAAGCACGTCAAAAAGAACTTCGTCAATTTGAAGATGGTAAGTACCCATCTAATGAAGATTTAGCTGAAATTAAAAGACTTGAAAAAGAAGCTTCTAAACTAAGAAGGACAGCTTCTCAAGCAACTAAACAAGCCATGGGTCAATTAAATCAATCAAGGTCTTTTACCAATCAATACTTTGGACCCACAGAAGAAAGAGCCACTGGACTAAAAAGTATTTTAGATAATATAGATAAAGTAGACCACGTTAGAACTTTTAAACAATTTAATGTAGATGATTATATTAAGGAAGTGGGAGACGTAGCAGATGTAGATAAAAAGGACATGGTGGCTATGTTTGACCAAGTTAAAAAAATGCAGCGTATGGACCCTACCAAACCCTATCAAATGAACATCAGAAGAGCAAATACTGGTTCAGCAGGAAACATAGACCCCGGTATGAAAGGCATGGTCTACAGAAGTACCACAGCAGAAAAAGGAGTAGCTGATCTTAACTTAGCAGGTATTAAAAATTCTGTGTTCTCTTCTGGTAAAACTTTTACCTCAGATAAAAAATTTCTAGATAAACTACAAGAATCAGGAGTTAGAGTTCTAAACCCTGAAGAGGTTCTCAAAGGAAGAGCAGCTATTATCAAAGGGTCATCTAAAACTGATGCTTATGAAATGGGCGGTGTAGGAGTTGTAACTTCAATTGATAAAAAGGG